AGTGCCTCTTACGCCTAGTGTAGCCATTGTAGTTATACCCTCCGAGGTATTATAAGTTTAATGTTTGATTTGCAAGTCCTCGAAGAAAAGTCATTTGTTCTTCATCGGATGAATCCTCTGAAAGAGCTCTATTTCTTATCTTAGACTCTCGATCTATTGTCTTTTGAGTCTTAGTTTTAGATTTTCTTATAGGAGCTTTTTTAACAACTGTAGCCTTTCGCTTAGCAGTACCTTTGTTTACGCCTTGTTTTAGTCTTCTGTAATCGTCTACAAATTTAACTATAATTGGATCAACAATATTATCTAATATTTCTGGTGATATACCTTCACTTATTGCAAACTCTCTAATTGCAACAGCTGTCTTCTCATTGAAGTCAGGTATCATTTCTGGAATTTGTTTATTAAAGCTTTCTAATTGCTCATTCCAAACTTTTACATTTTGTTTTTCAGTTTGAGACTTAACGATTTCAACCATTTTTTCTCTATTATTTCTGGCTTGCCAGTAATTTTTTTGAGACTGTTCTCGTTTATCTTTTAACTCATTAACTTCATATGTATCACCGTCTTTTCTTGCTTGATCTATTTCGGCTTCTATGTCGTGGTACTCCTTTGCTAATGCTTGTTCTTCTCGATATAGAACAGCTGAAGATGCTTGACTAAGAGTGTTTATTTCGTTAAACTTAGTTTTATATTCTTCATCTAATTCTTTTCTTGCATTGCCAAGTTCTCGACCCTTAGTAGAAAGATGTTGTTCAGTGGAGTAACCTTTAATAAGGTCACTAAAAGTAACTGCTTTTTCTTCGCCATCAATTTTGACAAGTACAGCAGCTTCTAAGTCTAAGTCATCAGTAGAATAAACATCAGCTTCTTGGGTAGACGTATCATCCTCATCTGTAGCTTCTTCTTCTTCAGTCTCGACTTCTTCATTAACTTCTTCACCTTCGGAGTTCTCTGCTTCGGGGTCTTCTTCAGAGTTGTCCGTGTCTAACTCAGGAACGTCTTGCTCATCGGATAGAGATTCTGTAAACTCGGAGTTTGACACAATGTCAGCCAGCATTTGTTCTTCTGTTCGACTTCCCTCTGCTATAGAGTCATCCGTTAGGGTAGAGTCTACATTTGCTTCGGTATTATTTTCCATTCTTCTTTACCTCCTGCTTAACAGGTTGTATTAGTTTTAGATACTTATCACGCATTGTATGTAAGTCAAGTAAAGTTTTAGCATTTATTTTAGCTTTTCCTCCACTACGCATTGAATCATACTCAAGCGTGTTTATCATGTTATCGTAATTTACTATTAATTCTTCATAATTTATTTCATACATCATTGTCCTCCTGTATATGTGGTACGTTTTTACCGTACATCTCATAGTTTATCATTTTCGATTTAACACTGCCTAGTGCCATTGCCGAAGAGTAGAGAAATTCACGAGACTTAGTTTCATGTGATTCAGTCTTTAGCCATTCTAAAAAGAAATCAACTAAAACTTCACCATAAACTTCATCAAAAAATTGTTCCCTTTCTTGAGTAGCAAAAGTGCCTTTTGTGTGGGCTTGTCTTGCTAACTCATCAGGGTGAACTTTATGATGTCCATGTGATCGTGTATTGCCCAGCTTCTTCTCAGCTGTCTGCCTATACTTTTCCATGTTCTTAAGCTATCAACGTTACGTAAATAACTTCATTTACTTGTGCGGCTGTACCGTGTGCGGTTGTAACATTTACTATTGTTTGAGCACCGTTATTTAATCCAAGTATTCTTGAATAAGATTTAGCCTGTAGTGACTGTTCTTGAAAAACAACTGTACCAGCAGTTGCTACATCAAATGTTATTGCAGAATCAGTATCGTTTGTTACTAGTATTATGCCAGCACCAGTTCCTGCGGCAGTTGTTATTGCTCCACCTGCTTGTGCTGCACCAGTTCCATAGCTTCCTATTGTTACGCTTGCCATATTATATCATCTCCTGTGGTTGTTCTTGCATCATTGGCTCTTGTTGATCCATCATAGGCTCTCCTTGCATAGGCTGTTCCTGCATAGGTTGCTCTTGCATAGGTTGCTCCTGTGGTGGAGTAGGGTTTAGTAGTTCTCTTGCCATCATAATTATACTTGCATAATCAGGATGAGGGGGTAACGTTGCCCCTTCTTTAGTAGCCTTGATGGCTAGGTCTGCCCACTCTTGAAAGTGTTTATCTATAGACACTGCTAACTGTTTAGAGTTATCATCCATAGTGTTTTTACTCTGAGCATCTGTGTAAGACACATTAGCTTCTGCAAGTGCTGCATCTGCTTGTAGCTTACGATTTTTTAATTCTTCAGCTGCTTGTTGTACTCCAGAGTTCTTTTCCATTTCTTCAGCTGCTTTTTGTTTAAACTCATCTGTCATATAATCTTCAAGATAATCATTACTATCCATTTGCATTGATTCAATAAGTTGAGTTGCAAGCACTGCTGCTGCTTCAGGCTTTATAACAAGCCCCATACCTTGTTCATTAAGTGCAGGTAATATTTCTGCTCCTATTTTCCCAAGCTTTTGTATTTTATTGCTATTACTATTTTCACCAATATCTAATAACACCTCAACATCCATTTCATTAGGCAACGTACTCATATCAACAGTGCTATAAACACCGTTGTAATAATACTTTTGTTTACCTTTCATGTTTTTAACCATGGTTGTGTAAACGCCAGCTATGAGTTGCTTAAATCCAGTTTCAGCAAATCTACGCCCGATATGCTGGATTCTCTTTTGAGCAGCTGATTGAACAGCTGAAAGCTTCTGTTCAGAGTTTCCTGAAACGTAGAGAGTATCGTTCAGACCCTGTGCAGCCTTTGACATTCCTGTTGATTGTTCTTTCATCATTTGTAGATGCTCTAACAAAGGTACAGTTCCTGTCGAAATTGTTTCTGGTGGTAATGAAGCTACTGCAGTTGCTGGATTACCGTTAGTTGGAATAATCTGCTTTGGCTTCATATTTTGTAAAGCACTAAAGTCTACAACGTTTGGATCAGCTAGCTTTGGTGAGTAGTTAGTTAAGTATGTGTTCTCAACAAATCCTCTTAGTATAGCAGTACTAGCAAGCGTAGTGCTTCTGCTAAAGTCTGCCATAGATAAACCAAAGAATTCATGTGGTATATCGATAGGTACAATACTAGCAAGTGGAATCATTTCACAGTCTTCTTCGTATAGGATATGATTTCCTACAGTTATAAAGTGTTTTAATTCTGCTATACCGTCTCCGTCTCTATCAACACGTACCCATGACTCTGTAAGAGTAACTAATTGATTAGCTTCTAATGGATACTCAGATTGACCTTCATATCCTTGCCAATAACGTTGACCAGTTATTTCTTTTCTAGCTGCAACGTCTTCACTGTATTTTCCAGTGCCTAACCAGTCGTCACCTGTAGAAAGTTCTGCCCACTCGTCTTCTGTAATATTCTCTCCCCACTCAGGATAAAATCGTCTTATCTCTGATCTAGTCATTTCAGATTGTATACCGACAAAGTTAGCATCTTCTATTTCTTTAGCTTCATTTGATATTCTAAATAGCTCTGGTGGAATGACTTCTAGCTTTATTCTGCTCTTGTCTATCTTTTTTCTTAGACGAACATCTGTATAAGCTATTCTTCCTTTCATTGGACTGAGTATTAACTCGTTGACGATTTCCATATTTTCATCTGAAAGGATTTCATCTAGTTTAGCCTCATCTATTTCTTCAAATTCTTCTATAACGTAATCAAAATCCTCTATATAATCCCATCTGATAACGCTGTTTTTCCAGAGTAGAGATGCCTTCATCCAAGTCTGTAGTATCTCCCATCCTTTATTCTTTTTAAAAATACAGTAGTTCACTATATTGCCTGCATCCTTTGCAGCTTTAAATGCTCCAGGAGAGTCATCGTATGGGACAAACCGAGCTATCTTTCCATTACTAAGAAACAAATCCGAAAGGACTGCTGTGTAAGCTTCAATTACTTCTGTGGTACTTGTATCGACAATAGAGCTAACTCCTTGAGGAGCTAAGTGATCCATTGCCACACCTGCATATTCATATGTACTCTTTAAACGTTCTCTAGCTAAGTCAGCACTATTCAACCAATCACCACTACTAGCTTGTATTCCAGCATCTATTTGATTTATTAGTTGTTCGTCTGTGACTGCTTCTTTATAGCCACCCCTCATATCGTTCCCCTTCCTGTATAAATACTTTTAGAAGCATCCATTATTCTTTGATCGTACTTTCCAGGTGTAGAAACGTTTGCTTTACGTTTAACTTTTTCTTTTACTGGTGTACTCTTAGTTACCTTTTGAATATATCTTGTTGCGTTTGGTGTTATGTTCATATGAGACTCCTGCTCTACCACTTTACTTTATTCGCCCAATAAGCCGCACTTAATGGACCTCGATCAATATCTTTTTGGTGTCTAGCTTTCCATGCTTTATTTCTAGGTGTTCCGTCAGGACTACCTTTAGCACCTTGAGAACCAAACCTTATTATCTTTGGTTTTCCATTTGGTCCTTTAACAAGAACTGCATGACTCTTTGTCTTATGATTTGGTGTTGCCTTTGGTTTATTAAAACCACTAAACGTTTCACCTGCATGTGTTATTGACATAGTTACCTCTTTTTCTTTTTCCTTAAAATACCGTCAAAGTGTTTTGTACCTGGCTTATCAGAACCTTCACCTGCAGGACTTCCGCTAAGATAATCATAGACTGCAAGAGGGATAGCTAACGGTCCAGCAAACCTAGAGGCTAGAGAACCAAACTTAGCGGCTTGTCCGAGTGCAGCTTTCCCTAATACCTTTGCATGTTTAGGTTTTAAATTACCCAAAACTCTTTTAGGGTTCATAGCTAATGGTTTTATGGTGTTTCCTAATGCTATTTTAGAAGGCTGATTAGGTAATATGGCTTCGTAGTATTTGTTTTTAAAATCTTTTAATGACATATCTTTATAGTCTATGTCAATTTGTTTGCTAAGACCTTCCCTTGGAAAGCCTAATCTTCGCCAACCATTTTTACCCCCAGTACCACCGTCTTTGGGACTATATTTTTCAGGATGAGCTTTAATCATAGCATCTTCACGTTTTGCATGGTAATTAGTAGCATTCATAATACCTTTTTTATAGTCTTCATAAGATATCTTTGATTTACTCATTTTACCTGCTAGTGGACCATGCTTAAACATTTCTGAATGTCTTAAATTAGGTGACCACCAATCGCCTTGTGATCCATAGCCAGATCCTCGGAATATATCTATGTAATCCATATCAATTACCTCTTCTTTCCCGCATTATTCATCCATGCCGTCGTGCCCATATAGGCTCCGACGATTCCTGCTCCACTTATGTAGAAGAGGTTACTGATATCTGAGAGAGCATTTATTCTCTCTATGGGAATTAAAAACATAGCTAAGGTGAAAACACCCATAGCGATAAGTGTGTATCTAGCCATTCTTAACTGTGCCAGTTGTTTCTTTAATGCAGTGTCTGTTTTAGCCATTTCTAATTCAGCATCTGTTACAATACCATCACCATCTGTGTCATATTCATTATATATGCTTTCTTTCTGTAATTTTTTCATAAGCTTCTCTGATTTGTTCTATAGTTCTAAAGCATCCAGTGCAAAC